GGACTATTTTATTACGTTCAGACTCCTGCTTCTGGAGCTAATTCAAATTTAAATAAAATATTAACGTCAGCAATAAAGGTAGGCGGTTCAGCAGGTGATGGTGGGGACACCAAATCAGATGAGGTTGTTTTAAAGCTGCGAATGACAACAGGTTCAACGGATATTCGAGATATTCAATTTTCTGTCTTTATTACAGGTGTTTCGATGAATAGTGCAGTAGGAGAAGTTGCTTCTGCTGATATTAGTTGGGAAGCTAATGGTGCTCCTTATGGCAACACAACTTTGGTTGATTAATGGGTGTTTATTTTGGTCAATGGGGTGAAGTAGCCCTTAAAAGAGATACGCTTCAATCTGCTTTGCAGACGAAGTTAGATCCTTATGACGTAAATACATCAACGAAGAGATTCAGTGTTGACCATAGTTCTGGATCGTTGATTACTGGAGATGAAGTTGAAATAGAAACGGCCGATGGTTCAACTCTTGAATTAGTTAGTGGTCATAATTATCCAGATGGGAAATGGTTTATTAATGTTGATCCTGTAGGAGGTCTTCGTTTATATAGTTCTTTTGCTGCTGCAATCGAAGGTGGGCAATCAAATGCTTTAACTCTTGTTGCTCCCAGTTCTTCTAAAGATATTTTAATTCGTACCAGAAATGAAAGATTTAGGCATGTAGCAGGTGTTAGAGAATTTGAAATGACAACGAGTAGAGAGCAAGTTGACTTAACAAATCTTGGAGATGAATTTAGAAATCAATATGAGGCTGGATTAATTAGTGGTCAAGGTTCAATGACCTGTATTTGGGAGCATGATTATGACACAGGAGATAGGGCTAATGATTATGGAACAGATCCAGAATTTCCTTTTTATTTAGCACAGTTAATCGTTCGGACTCAGCAAGGTTCAGACTTTGACGGCTTGTTTTACGTTTACCGTGATCCTGATAATTCAAAGAAAAATGTTTTTTATGAAGCAAATTGTATTATCACAAATGTGGCTGTAAGTGTTTCTGTTACTGAGGTTATAGAAACAAGAATAGAGTTTGTGACAAATGGAGTGGTTAATTTGAAAACAGGAGATACACCTGGATTCTTGTTACAGGAAAACGCAGATAAGATCCTTCAGGAAAATCAAAGTCGCATCTTGCTCGAACAGGCGTAAACTACGAGTATTGGTTTTTAGTTAGTCGGCAATGGCAGATCTTCAGATTACGGGTTTACCCGCTTTAGCAGAAGCAGGTATTCAAGCGACAGACCCATTAGCTATTGCTGATGTCAGCGCAACAGAGACCAAAAAGGTAACTGTTAAAGATCTTATTGCTGCTGGTGTTGCGTTAATTGATGACGGAGATATACCTGCTGCAAAAGTTGGAACATTAGGGACGAACCAAGTATCAAGTGCAGCTATACAAGCTGGTGCTGTAGTTGCCGCCAAGATTGCAAGTGGAACGATAACTGCAACTCAAATAGCAGACGCAACGATAACTGGAGCGAAATTAGTTAACGATACTGTTACTGCAACACAAATAGCTGCTAATGCAATAACTGCTTCTGAGTTGGCTGATGATGCTGTAGATGAAGCAGCAATAGTTTCTAATGCTGTCACTGTTAATAAGATTGCTAATTCAACTGTCACTTATGCAAAATTAAATTTAAGTGATGGAGATATTCCTGGGGCAAAGATCGCAACAGGTGGAATTACAGCAACACAATTAGCAGCAAATTCTGTAGCTGCTTCTGAACTTGCTGACGATGCAGTTGATACAGCAGCCATTGTTGATGGAGCTGTAGTTGCAGCAAAGATTGCAACAAATACAATTACTGCTAATCAAATAGCTGCAAATGCTATTGGTGCTAGTGAGTTAGCAGATAACGCTGTTGATACCGCTGCTATTGCAGACGGTGCTGTTACCTCTGCAAAACTTTCTGGAGCGTTAGCTTCTGGTGCTATTGCTGATGGTGCAGTTACCACAGCCAAGATTGCTGATGATGCTGTAACAAGTGCGAAACTTGCGGCAAACGCTGTTGATGCAACAGCTTTAGCTGATAACGCTGTAGATAGCGGAGCAATAGCTAGTAATGCTGTTATCGAGGCAAAGATAGCTGCAAATGCTGTTGTTAATGCAAAGATTGCTGATGGAACAATTACTGCGGCAAAGTTAAATACAAGTAATATTGATCGATCTTTAAATGTAGCTTCGGGCAAACTCGGAATCAATAATGTTATTACAGCAGGCAATAAATCAGGTATTACTTATAACGCACAAGGTTTAATAACAGCTGCAACTGATCTTGTTGCAGGTGATTTGCCAATTTCTACAACATCAGCCGTTGGTGGTGTTTCGATTTCAAGTACAGGTGGACTCGCTGTTACTAATGCAGGTGTTTTAAGTATTGCTGCAACGACCACTGCTGGAACAGGGACAAAAGTTACCTTCAATGGATTTGGTCAAGTAACTGGCAGTTCTTCTTTAGCCGCAGGTGATTTACCAAAGGCAACCGCTAGTGCTGTCGGAGGTGTTTCTGTTCCTACGGGAGGCCCTCTTTCTGTCGATGGAAACGGTGCCTTAACAGTTAGTAACTCAGGAGTTTCTGCTGGTACTGGTACAAAAGTAACAGTTGACGCAAAAGGAATAGTAACGGGGATAGCGACTCTCTCCGATTCAGATTTACCTAATCACAGTGCAACTTTATTAACTTCGGGAACGATTGATGCAGCGAGGATTGGAGCAGCTTCAATTACAGGAGCGAAATTTTCTAATACTTCTACAACGATATTTCAATCAATAGCACAGCAAGGCTATCCAACAGCACAATTCAGTGGTCAGCTTCTGTTCGACACAGTGTCAGAAGATGCTTTCATCTGGGATGGAACAGCTTGGCAAGCAATTACGACCTTGACCAAAGGTTCGTTGGTCTATGGAGGTACATACAATGCAACGACCTCAAAAATGGTGGCAGCCACATCGGCGGGAATTGCGGCTGGACTTGTAGTTGGATCTAATTTACCTACAGCCAGCGCAAATACTGACGGTGTATATGTTGTAGTTTCTATTGCTGGAACTCCAAGTTCTCCAGCTCCAGTTGTCGCACTTTCACCTCCTGATTATATTTTAGGCGTGACAAACACGTCTGGTTCGTCATGGCAAGAAATTGACTTGTCAGCAACAGTTGCAGGACAGGTTGCAAGCAATATCACCTTCACACCTTATGGTCAATTAAGTGCAACTAATGTGCAGGATGCGTTGCAAGAACTTGAGACGGAAAAACTGGCACTTGCAGGTGGTACTGTTACAGGTCAGGTGTTAATTGGTAATACTGGAAGCCTCGTATTTGAAGGTTCTACTGTTGACGCTTATGAGACAACATTAACAGTTGCCGACCCAACGACCTCGGACAAAGTAATAACCCTGCCAAATATTACAGGAACTTTAATAACAAATAGCGATGTGGGAACTGTCACTGGAACAATGCTTGCCAATGACACAATTCAAAACGCAGATATTAAAAGTGATGCAGCAATTGCACTTACAAAATTACAAGGAATAGCCTCTGCCAAAATCATTGTTGGTAATTCGTCTGGTGTCGGAGCTGAAGTTGCGGTGACAGGAGATATCGCAATATCAAATGCAGGTGTTACTTCTATTGCTGCGGGAGCAATTGTTGATGCTGATATATCGAACTCGGCTGCAATAACTGGTTCCAAGATTGCTACTGGAACGACAAGTGCAGTTGGTGTTTTACAGCTAACTGATAGCACAAGCTCAACTTCTGCTACTACTGCCGCCACTCCTAACGCTGTTAAATCTGCCTACGATTTAGCTGCTTTAGCTCTGCCAAAAGCGGGAGGGACATTAACAGGCAATCTTCTTGTAGATAACGATAAAGAAATCCGACTATATGAAGCAGACGGTAACGGTAGTGCTTATGTAGGAATTAAAGGAGCGACAGATAAAGGTTCAGAATCTAGTTATACAATCAGCCTTCCAGCAGCAGCCCCTACAGCAGGTCAGGTTTTAAAAGCCAATGCAAGCACACCCACAACTCTTGAATGGGCGACTGATGCTGCCACAGATGCAACCAAGCTCCCGTTAACTGGTGGCACTATGTCTGGTGACATCAATTTAGGCACAAACGATATAACAAACGGTGGAACAATTACAGGAACATTTAGCGGAAATATTACAGGAAACGTAACAG